GGACCTCCCCAGTTAGTCCCCCTAACCGTGTGGCGGTGTATAAAACAGATTAATAGCGTGCCCAGGGACCGTTGAAAATTGTTATGTGCTTTGCACAAATGGGTTGGCACGGGAAATGCATTCGTAGGGGTAGGAGGTAACTATGACAAAACTTTGGGACTGGATCAAGGGACTGCCTTGGAAGCTGGTGCTGGCTGCGTATCTTCTTATGGGGCTGGTACTTGCCTTCCTGGTCAGGGGGGAGATGGTGGTCACGGACTGGCTTATCCTGTTTGTGTACACCTTTATCGTTGTGATCTTTGTGTGGTCGAAGACCAAGAAGTAAATGCCAGTAGAATATGTCAAGTTTAAAGACATCGTCAGCAAGGCGGAGAAAGTCTTCGGCTACCTTAGCGAGGAGCAGCGGAAGATCTACTGGGAGAACGTCAAAGGCTTCCCCGAAGATACCGTTCTCTCCGCTGTCGACAGGGTCATTACCACCCACGGATACTATAAGTTCCCGACAATTGCAGAGCTACTTGATGCTATCAGCGATCACTCTGTCCTTGTTGAGATCACTCCCTATCGGCCTCCGTGCCCTCTATGTTCAGGAATTGGCAGGACAATTGTTGAGTATTGGGAGGGAGATGGGACTTACTACAAAGAGCGCTTTTGCGAGTGTGATGAAGGGAGGCGGCAGTACCAGATAAGGGCTGAATATCTCGAGCGAAGAAGAAAAGGCTTGACAAGGGCGGACGGAAGCGTTATCAGAAAAGAGAAAGATACGTCATGAGCTGCTTCGATCCTTACGACTGTCTTGATAATTGCGGCTCTATCTGCGTAACGACATCTTCCTCCCCGATTGGGAATGGATATATGTATTATCCATATCCGCCTGTCTATCCAACAGTTACAATCATCGAACAACCTATGAAACTTGATCCACCAGTGATCAAGAAACTTCCAGAAGGAGTTGAAATGAAAAAGCTTTACGAGGTCTACTTAGTCTACGGCGAGAATCGGTATGCCCCCATCATCCACAGAGAACAGGTCATTGCCGACAACGAAGAGGACGCCAAGATCAAGTCGGGCCTTCATTCTAAGGTTATGGCATCCTGGGACTCCGACTACTTGACCTTTAGGGCCATCGAGATCATGGATATCAAGGTCAAGGAGAAGCCTAAGGAAGTCAAGCAAGTCTAATGGACGACAACTATTTCGACTCAGAGAAGGCCTTTAAGGACGCCGTAGAGCCCAGCCGTAGGGCTTTCCTGAAACACATGGTAGCCCTCGGGGCGGGGGCTGTGGCAGCGGCAAAGTCCAAGGTAGAAGCGAAGCCCGCCCCGATTTCTCCTGACAGAACGGAGCCGATCATAACCTCCGGGTACGCCCAGGAAGTTCCCCCACCGGCAGAGGGGTACACGTTCTGCGATCCTCTTGCATATACTTTTGTTCCAATAGCTTATACATCGATGAGTTACTCTCCAAACGCCTCGCTCACTTGTGGCTGGTCTACCAACGAGGAGGGTTATTATGCCTTACGTAAGAAGCGGTAAGTGCGTCTATCACAAGAACCCTGACGGATCCAGGGGTGCCAAGAAGGGCTGTTCCTCATCGGTAGAGGGGGCCAAGAAGTACCTAGCTGCACTGTATGCCAATGAGCCTAAAGCAGATAAGAAAGGGAAAAAGTAATGGCCATTAAGTTCGAGAAGAATATATCAATGACAGACTTCATTGAGCGGATCCTCCCGTTCACCCCCTGGGCTGTCGGAGACATCCAGAAGTGGGCCATTGACATGGCCAACAACGGGGAAGACTACTTCTGTATTGTACGAGACATCAGGTTTAACATCAGCAAGGAGTCCGTCCTCGAGTACGCCAAGGATCACGGGGTAGACAACAGCTTTAACGACGAGGCTGACGACGCTTTCAAGGCTGCCGTCGAGGGCGTGGAGCCCGCCAAGAGGAAGCCCGGACGGCCCCGTAAGGCCCGCCCTGGAGATCCTTTCCCCTCAGAAGAAGAGATTCAGACGGAAAACTTTAAATGACCGAAAGAACCAATGTACTATTAGAAGACATAGTAAAATTGCTGATCTTGCAATTAATTACTAGCGGTGTACCAATAAAGAGAATAGCTAGGTCTCTTGGTATATCAGAAAAGTATTTCAATGAATGCTTTCGTTGGGCAAAGAGCGTCAAGTGAGTGAACACAGGCTAAGCGGGGCAATCGGCCTTCTTGAGCAGAAGGATATCTTTGGAGACTTCTCCGACGCAATCGCTATCTTAAAAGCAGCCGAATCTGCAGATAAGATCAGCATGACGAGATGGCTTAACGAAGCAGAGGGGGCCCTGCGTAGTCAACACGGAGACTTTAGATCCTATCTTGACGCTTTACCTGGGGAGTACTTTGACAAAGCGTCCTGACGCCTGGGAAGCCGAGGAGTCAGAGCCCACGGCCATGGAATTGGCCACAATGTCCAACATCGTCAAAACAGGCTACGATCTATCTAAACTCAAGGACTGTGCAATACAGGCGGGCGCTGGGTCCAACGCCAGCAAGGTGGCCATGGGGGCTTTGCGCAAGATGGGTAACAACCCTAAGATGCAGCATGCCCTCAAAAAGGCTGGTATAACAGCTTCCAAGCTGGCAGAGAAGCTGTCCCAACTGCTCGACTGCGAGCACCCCGCCTACCCTGGGAAGCCCGACAACACCAACCAACTCAGGGCTTTCGAGACCGCCGTCCGGATCATGGACGGCATGCCCAATCCTAGGCTCGAGATAGACAACCGCGAGACCATATCCATCAACATTACAGCCGAGCTTGTGGACCGGATCCGCAAGGTAACCGGGGAAGAGATCATCGATGTCACTCCAAGAGACGACAAAGGGTTTTTCCCCGAAGGATCTTGAGTCCCGAAGGTGGTGGAAAGACCATTGCCGGGACATGTTCTTCTTCCAGACCATAGTTCTGGGCAACGCCTGGCCTGATAGATACCACGATTTCGGGCCTGTACAGGAGAAGATGTGCAGGTTCCTCAATACCCGGACCACCCCCAGCCGTAAAAAGTACCTCTCCGCCTTCCGATCCAGCTTCAAAAGCACCGTTTTAGAGGGCTTTATGACCTACGAGTTCGTCTGGGCCAAGGAGGAAGACCGCCCCCTGGGGATCACCTATAACACCGCTACAAAGGAAAATTCGACCATGTTTTCCTATAATGTGCGGTACGATCTGATCAATAACCCCCTGTTGCAGTGGATTTTCTGGCCGAAACTGCCCCAGACAGAGGCCGGATATGACAGTTTTACCAAGGGTCTGGTCCGTTTGGGCCACGCCAAGCTCGAGTTTGCCTCTTTTGACACCATCCAGGTCGGCCGACACAGCCCGATCATGGTCAACGACGACCTTGAGAACGACACAAACGCCTATTCCGATACCCTGAGGTCTGAACTTATCGAGAAATGGAAGCACCAGAAGGCCATTTTGACCAAGATCCGCAGCCGGGGCATCGGTTTGGAGATCGATATCGGCACCCCGTACCATTTCCAGGGGCTGATGTGGAAGATCCGCCACCTTTCTGGCTACGATAAGCTCGTAATCCCGTGCTGGACTGTGGATCAGGACGGTGTGCGGCACATTACAATGCCAGAACTGTATACCGAGCAGGATTTCCTCGAGAAACTTGAGGAGATGGGCCCGGCGATCTTCTCCGCCCAGTACCTTCTTCACCCCCTGGCCGAGGAAGACGCCCTCTGCAACCCGAAATGGATCAAATACTACTCTTCCCTGCCTGAAAACACCTGGAGATCGATGGTCGTAGACCCTGGCGGGTCGGATCCTAAGACGAAAGACGCAACCGGCATAACCATCCTCGACACAGACGAGAAGGGTGACATGTATGTTGTGTATTACAGGAAGATGTGGCTTACGCCAGTAGACCTGATGGACACCATCAACCACCTCAAGGAGGAGTTTAAGCCAGATGACATCAGAATCGAGAAAGAAAAGTATTCGACCACTATCGCAGACACTTTCAGGCACCGATTCCCCCTATTACACATCTCCTACGTGGAGCACCAGAAGAGGGATAAGGGACAGCGGATCTGGCGACTCAAGCAGTGGCTCCAGACAGGCAGGATCTATATCCACCAGGACGCCCGAGAACTCGAGACGGACCTTCTCCAGTACCCCCACCTGGATTTTGATGATGGCCTGGATTCCCTTGCTTATCATCTTGACATACGACGCATTCCTCCGAAGATTGTTAAGCCCCGATTCCAGCCTCAAATAGAAACGACGTTCGACGAAGAGTTTGATAGGTTCGTTGGCAGGTTCCGTGATAAGTCGGACAAGAGATCCGTTAACGACTCTATATATTGAAAAAAACCTTGACAACCACAACATCTTGTGCTACACCACACGCAGGAGCAAACATGTTCGGGAAACCCAAGTCAAGTGAAAGTCTAGAAAACCTCACGAAAGTACTTGGGGAGCTTGTTCGGCTCCAAGCAGAGACGAATAAAACATTAAAACAACTATCCCATGATAATGCTCAGTTCTTGAGCACTCTAACCTCTTTCCTGATCCATGAAGACCAACGTAAAATGCGACAGGAAGCAAAGGACTATGAGCAAGCCCAAAGTAAAACGCCGACAAAGTATGATGCGATTTACTAGGGGAGACACGGGTGCCAAGCGAACTATGGGACAAGCAATATCTTAAAGAATCAGAATATAACGATCATCTAGAGTTTATTAGATACCAGAAAGAAGAAGCCCCTGTCGTGGCCAAGTGGCACGGCAAGTGGAAAGAACTTATCGCCTGGGCCAACGGAGACCAGTTCACAGAATGGTCGGCCGAGGACAACTCCCTCAAGCCCGTTGAGCTTAGGATCCGCAAGAAGAAGGTTGTCATCAACCTGATGAAACCTCTTGGGGAGGCCATCGATGGCAAGATTGACTTCAACTATAGGCTCGCTGGATTTCCCAACTCTAGCGAGACTAAAGACATCGAAGCAGCCAAGGTGGCTACGAAGTTTCTGGCGGACAATGACTATGCTAACGATTCAGAATCCCTCATGGATTACTTTAAGCAGGATCTCATCGATACTGGAAACGCATGCATCACCTGGCAGTATGACAAAGAACGAAAGGACTCAACTGGAAATAGCGGCCTGGTCGTGGGCCGTGTCCCTTCGATCTTTAATGTTCGACCAGACCCTACTGCAAAAAATCGAGAAGAGATGCGCTGGTTCATCGAGTACAAAGAGATCGAGCGCGGCCTCATCAAAGACGAATTTGGAGTTGACGACTATGACATCGACGGGCCCCCGGAAGAAGCTGGTCCACAGAATACCAGTGAGTCAAAAAAGTACAAAGGCCTTTATGAGTATATCGACGAAAAAGACCCGAGGGAACTCACGGACATCGTCGCCTTTTACTGGGAGAGGAAGAACGACGAATACCCGAAAGGGCGGCTGATCATAAGCACTGGGAAGTGCATCCTCTACGCGAAGTCCAACCCGGCCAAGGGCCAGGTCCCGTTCTGGATGGCCGAGTACAAGAGAGCAGGAAACTCCCCGTGGGGGACTGGTCCTTACTACCACGTCCAACCCATCCAGCGGGAGATCAACAGGCTTGTCAGCATCATCTCCGAACACTACGAGGGATGGCGGGCAAAGATGTTGATGCCCGAGGATTCGGTAGTCAAGAAGGGAGCGTTCACCACAGACAGCTTCGAGATCCTGGAATATGACCCAACAAAGGGTGAGCCACATCCGGCCAGCATGCCAGAGTTATCTCCGCAGCTGATGGTATGGAAGGACTTCCTCATT